CAAATTCGTTTTTACTTAATCTTGCAGGTACATCGTCAGCTCTTTCTTCGCCACCCATTTCTACAAAACCACCTGTCTCTCTGTAATCTTTTTCATTGCCACCCATGTCAATCATTTCTGATGCTTCTTCAGTATCCATGATTCCACCTTCAGCAGCATTGACTCTTACACCACCTGATCTGTAATCAAATTTATTATATCCTGCTGGTGTTGTGTATCCTGGAACTGTTGAATCTGGTACTGGTCCACCATCAGCTGCCATCATCGGTTGCTCCATACCTTGAGACTGTTCTTGTTGTTGCATTACTGCTTGAACAAATTGTTGGAAAGATAAATCTCCGCCTTTGTTTTTATATTTTACAAATTCTGCCATTAACATTTGTTCAGCTTGTGCTTCTCCTGCACCACCACCCATTGCTAAAAATGCTTGTTGTTGTCTTCTGCTTTGTCCTGCACCTGATCTTACGTAATCTTCTTCATCTTCATCTAATGAACCACCCATTGCATAATTGGCTCTACCACCGTCAGCTGCATAAAAGTTTTGACTTACATATTTTTTCTTTGGCATAAAGTTTAAACCTACACCTTTGTCACCCATTCCTGAGTAAAAATTCTTTGCTCTTTGTACTTGTGCTGCTGGATTTATTTGTTCAACAACAGTTTCTTCTTCGTCATCGCCACCGCCACCTTTCATAAGTAATGGTGCTAAACTTGCTGCACCTAAAGCACCTAATCCAAGTTTACCATAACTAAAATCAGAACCCGCACCATCTTTTCGAAACATATCTCCAACTTTAGAAAATTTACCTTTACCACCAAATATTTGACCTATACCTGTGTTGTTTGTATTTCTAACTAAATTCATAAGGTTACCGGGACTAGCCATTCTTGACATGAATGATCCGCCAGCTCCACCCATCATCTGTGAACCTCCTAAGTAAGTACCACCTGCATATAACAAAGCAGCTTTACCTATTGGACTCTTAGCAATTTTCTTAACACCACGTACAGCTTTTTTTACAAAGCTACCTAAGCCGTAGTTCTGTCTAGGAGCCATAAGCCCCATATCAGCATAACCGCCTTGGTTGTACATTTGTCTAGCTTGTTGTGAGTTTGAAATTGCCATAATTTAATCCTAGTTTATATGTTCTACTTGGTTTTACTAAACAAATCAAGAGTAGGCATGATAACTTTTACGTCCTGTGCCATCTCTTCTGCCTTATAACCCTTAGCTTCCCAGTCTTTTTTTTCTTTAAAAATCTCACCGGTTTTAAGGTGCCTGTAAGTCTCTTCTACTTTAGCGTCATATACTTTCATTAGTCTATCTTCTCCTTTTTGATGTTTAAATAACTGATGGCTATGTCAAACGAGCCTGTGTTACTTGATTGTATTGTAAAAGCACTGCCACCTTCTACTATTAAAGGTTGTGTTAATAATTCTGTTGTAACATTTGCTGTAAGTGCCACTGATTTAATGGCTGTAATACTATTGTTTGTAACAGTCACCGTTGGTGTACTTGCTGATGTAACAAGCAATGATTTAATAATTATAGTTTCATTGACTAAAGGATTACCTGCTCCAAATGGCGACAAAGCATTACCCGTTGTATCATTATCTATACCTTTAAATTTATATTGGTTTACTACTGCCATTATTCTAAAAAGAAACTCTTAGCTTCTATCTCCTGTTTTACTTCTTCCTGAAAAGAAGAATTTAATTTTGTAATAATACCATCAAGATCTCTTACCAATGATTGCATATTAGTTTGCTCATATTCTTTTGCTGCTCTAGTTAATGATTGTACAATTTTTGCCATTATAAAATACTTGCTAAGCCTCCGTTTTTAAAACTAACTCTACCACCAACTTTATAGTTTACTCTACCACCAAAAAAGTATCCGGCTCTACCGCCTTTAGCCATTTTATCATCTTCTTCTCTTCCTCTTCCTGTTGAAGGATCACCTAAACCTGGATCCCCTCCTTCAAATTGATTTATAAAATTTCCTTGAGCAGTAATTCCAAAACCTGGTGTACCGTCATTACCACGAAGACCAGGATCATTTGGTCCATACTGCGCCTCAATCTCTGCATTTATTTTATCAATCTCTTTTTGTTTGTTTCTGTTTATAGATTTATTAATTGAAAAACCTGCATTAAAAGGTCCCCCGAGAGCAAAAGCCCCCATGGCTCTGAGTCCATCTATAATACCTAAACTTCCTTCATCATCATCTTCATCATCAATAGTACCTTCTCCAATATCCTCTATATCAAAACCTTTTTTACTTCCCGTAGAGCCGGGTCCTGTATAACCATAATCCGTAGGTCCAGGTCCAGGAGGTCCATTACCACCACCTTGATTAATAGGCGGATAAATAATTGGAGGTGGAGTCATATAACCGCTTATGATACCTGAATTAGCATATGAAACAGGAGAACCATCTCCTTCATAACTTATGCCTTTTGTAGGAACATAATTATTTTGTAAATATTCTGTTTGAGGAACAAATTTATCTCCAGCATCATAGATAGCTTGGTCTTTTGCATTATAGAACGCTACCATTATCTCATTCCTCCTGGTGCAATGTCTAATCTAAATGTACCGAGTTTCCAATCTTGATTGGTTGCTGTATTAGAAATTTTTAATGCAATAGATCTTGCTCTTATTCTTGTACTCTGAAAAGTTTTAGATGAGTTAATTGTAAATTCTTTAACAGCTGGTGTGCTATTAGGATAAGCTCTTGTTGTAAAACTAACTTTAGTGTCACCAGTCTGTGTAATAAAATCAGGTATAAATCTACTTATTCTCATAATGTATTCTCCGTCTCCTCTAAGATCTGGTGTACCCACAGCTTGACCTGTGTTACTTCTTTTTTGTGTAATGTCAAAGTCCCCTGATTCTATAAATGCTGGTATTGCCACAGCAATATTACCTGCGTTTACTTCATCGGTCCCTGTTTCCTGGTTATAGTATATCGTACTACCTTGCGTATTACCAGTAACATCAAAAGAAGCATTATCGTTTGACCCATAATAAGTAGCATGGGGTCTGTTAAATACAGCAGAATCTTGCCAAGCAGTTCTAGCTAGACTACCTGTTGTCCATATAGGTTGCTTAGCTGATGAATCTAAATAATTATAAGTTACTACTCTATCTACTTCATCAGAACTTTCACTAGGATAGAACCAATTTATCTCTCCAAACAAATTGTTTAGTCCACAGTTAATTAAATCTCTCGAGGTATCATTAATACTATCATAAACATAATCTTCTACTAGACACGGCATAGATTGTAGCTGACCATCATAAGTAAAGAAGCCATTCTCTGACATCCAGTAAGCAGAACCATCTACTTCCATACATGCATTCTTACCAAACAATCCACAGTTAGTTCCCACCTGTTCAAAGGAGAAAGTAAAAGGTTGTCCTACAAATTTCATCAAGAACAATGCAGTATCGGTCCACACATAAATTGCATCCCTACCTTTAATAGCTCCCATAATTTTAGAACCATCAGCAAGTCTTTGTGTACCTGCAGTATTTTCAGCTCTTACTGTGTATGAATCTGTTTGATCAATATTTTCCTGGTCCGAGAATCTTATAAACATATCGTCTTGTGTTGTAGAATTTCCAACCACTGTTTCAGTACCAAAAAATACTAAGTGTCTATCTGGAGTTGAAACCAATACATGACGTGATGCTGTTGGTGCATTAGGTAATATTGTTGCTCTAGTTGATGTCGCATTACTGGCAGCTGCATCCCATTCAAAACATTTATCATTATAGATAAGTGCAATAAGTTTTGTACCATAGTTATCAAGAACCCATAAACCAGGATCAATAGTGAAGTCAGTAGAAGAGGCACTACCCCAACCTGCATATGAAGTTATGTTTGTAATCGCAACTCCTGCAGAATGTGTGGCTGCTGTCGTTCCATTAACCCCTCTTGCTCCACCACTTAAAGTATTAGTAGTAGTGTTATTATTTGTGTAAGAAATAAATTCATTATCAATTTGTATTGTACCTGAAGAGGGAAATGCTGATGAATCTGTTAACACAACAACTACACCTGTTGTGTTAGTTAAAGCGGTTGCTAGTGTTGTAGTTGCAGCACCTAAAGATGTACCACCAAATAAACCTGTACCCCAACCGAAACCACCTAATTGTTGAGCTGGACCTACTGTATAATAACATAGGATAGAAGTAGACCCTGCATTTGTAACTGGTGTCCCTGTTTCCTGAGCCGCCATTGTAATTGTAAAAGTTGTACCATTGACTACAGAGGTAACCATAAATTTTTCATCTTCAAATGTAGCGTTAGTAAATGTAGAACCACTTAGACCTGAAACTGTATCAAACATTACAATATCATTTTGTAATAAACCGTGATTGCCTGTGCAAGTTATTGTAACTGTCTTTGAGTTTGCTGTACTTGTAAAATTAGCACCGGTTAAGGTAGCTCTGATTGGGTGTATATCATAATACACACCACCTGAAAAAACATATAGAATACTGCTAGTGCCTATAGCTGCAAATTTAATACCTGCATTATCATCCCAATGATGGACAGCTCTTGCAACACCTGTAAGTTTATCATCACCTAATTGAGACCAACCACCTATTTTTTCTGGACTCCCATATCTAAAACGAACAAAATCACCATCAAACCACTGCCCTTCAGCACCGGTCTCTGTGACTTGTTTATTAAATCCTGGAGCAAAGCCTAATTTTTGTAGCATATAAAAACCTGTTTATTAGGTAGTACAGCAGATTGTTGATAAATTCAACTGGTTTAACTAGAGACTAGAGAGTAGGCCACTCACCGATAGGTCTAGCGTTAACAGGATTTTCTTC